GTTTTTAATCCCCGTTCCTTCAGTCGTGTGCGTCCCAGAAACACTCAGGGGTAGATTCCTTTACGGTCTCTATCAACTCTACCTTAAAAGCATCCGAGATTTTCTCGTTTGCTTTCATCTTAAGCATGATTGTATCAGCTTGTTGGCAGGTGAGTGATGAATAGAATAATAGTTCTAGCATGGGATGAACGGCTCCGTTCCGCGACTTACTTGCGTCCTCCTTACGGGGGATGAACGTGTGGTAATTATACCACAACTATTTATTATTGTCAAACTCTCACAATATGAGTGGTCTTAGGATTCTTAGAGTCAAGTGCTCCAATTATATACTCACATGCTAGTTGTGGTCGTGCTTCTGTACCACATGTATACACGTCTACAGCACAGCAAGATTTCTCAGGCCATGTATGGATACTAATGTGACTTTCCGACAACAGTGCCACTACTGTGATGCCTTGTGGTTCAAACTTATGGGTAATTAAATTGAGCAGGGTCATCTTACCTTTGATGATTGCCTGCTCAAGCATTTCAACAAGAAATTTCTCATCGTTTAATTTATATGGGTCACACTCATACAAGTTTACTAAAAAATGGTCACCCATCTAAGTCAACCAAAATTTATCTACTCCACGTTTGTTACAAGTCATGATTTTAACATCATAATTACGAGAAAGAAGATATTTACCGTGTATTAAAGCATCTGATACACTTCCATATAAAAACACTTCCGAATATTTTTGAGTAGATATCGGGACACCATTAGAATTAATTCTTCTTAAAGTTTTCTTATCACATGCTGGTCCATCGGACATCTTCCAAAATAGAAGACAGTAAGATTGATTTGTTGATGGTTTGATTCTAAGAACATCTCTCTGTTCTTGTGGTGTCATTTCCATGGTTACTTTTTAGGTGGGTTCCAGTTTTTAGGATTAATTCGACCCTCAGTTGGGGTCATGTTGACTAGATCACTATGATATTTATCCCAGTAGTCATCAAAAACATCGACCTTACCAGCACCAGAAGCGACATCAAATTTGGTGTGACCTTCAACAGTATATTCAATCAAGAAAGTATTGTAAGGAAGAGATCTATCTTGTCCGAAGGAAGGGTCACAATCTTCGTGAATGATTTTACACCCCTTTCCCATTACGAGCGACCTCCCCATTTGATGGATGGGAATGCTTCTTCGACACAGGCACGGGTAATCTTAAACTTCTTGTGAAGTATCTTGTCTTTAGCAGCAACCAAAACTTCTGCTTCAGTTTCTTGTAGTCCCTCAAGCATCTGAATAAACAGATCCTCACGCTTGGACTGCTTAAGCGATGACGACCCACCCTTAAAGAACAGGTAGAGCTTACGGTACTCATGCTCAAGTACAGTGTGCTCAGTGCCAGCAGGAGCGTCGTTAGGACGGTATGGGACATTCCCGTCTGGAAGCAGCGGGATTACGCTCTCATCATAGTTGACGATCAGGATAGTCCTGAGAGCAGGAGTATTGAACTCCTGTAGTAGTTTGATTTTCTGTGCTTTCGTCTTAGCATTACTCACCTTTTGGAGCACTTCAGAAATAAGTAGTTTCATTTTGTAAAAGTAGTCGTTGTACGAAAGAAATATTTTTCCATTAGAGTGTTCAACTTATGTTGATGGAAATACTCTAGCGGTGGTTGCTTCTTATTTGTATTTAGAGAATTGTAAAGATCCATAATTTGATCTTCGATTTCAGTAGGAACACAGTCAAAGTCAATGAGTTGTTTGTTACGTTGATAGTTTGATAGTGCTTCTTTTGTTCTACAGAATTCACCTGGAGTTTCGTTCACCCATTTAGCAAGATTCTTTTGACTAATAGGTTTCTGTCTTACACCAACAACAAAGGTGTCATCAGCAGACAGATAGTTAGGAATGCCATCAGACTTGTCGCCCTTAAGGATATGTTCTTTAACATATATGAAGGGATCCTTGTGAGTAACTTCCTTCTTCATGATTGGATTGAATTGTTTCACCCCAGGATACTTTTGGAGTTGAATGAAGTCTTTGTCACCAGAAAGGATCAAGATTTTTTCAGTGCTATTGTTTTTACATAGAGTAGAGATGACATCATCAGCTTCTGCTCCATGTACCTCCAACACTTTGAAGTGAAAGTGTTCTCTAATCTCATCACGAATAAGATTCAGGACTTCAAAAATGTTAGACCAATTGTGACTAGACTTTTCCCGATCTTTCTTTCTATTCTGTTTGTAGTAAGGGAAGACTTCTTTTCTCCAGTAATGCTTGCTGTCATATGCCAAGACAACCTCGCCATACTCTTCCCTGTACTGTTTCTCGTAAGAAAATAATGAAGACAAGACCATATGTCTAGCCAAGTCTACATTAAGTTGTTCTTTTTTCAATTGAACCATCAAATTACTAATCATAATTTGATTCATGTCAATAATAATCATCCTCGTCCTCAGTATCGTTAATAAATTTCACAGAATAAAGTTCTTCGTTAATCACCATCCCATCTTCGTCATACATTTCTGGGTGAAGGACATCATTTCTTGCTAACATATTATACAAGAAATCATTTGCTGTCCAACCAATCGTTACACCAACGACAAAAAATAATGCCGTGATCATCGTCGTGAAAAACAAAATTACGGGGGTCGTCATAGTAATACTCCTTAGTTACTATTCTCCTCCCAAGTAAATTCAATTTTAAAATTAAATTTTTTCTTTAGGAGGTGTACTATATGATGAAATTTGAATCCTGTGGTTTTGGGTTCTGGTTTCTTTTTATCCCTCCTGAGCATGAGCTCCACACCTTTATTTATCTTTATGTCCTCACTCATTTCTTCTTAGTTGAAATCATTCCTCGTTCAACAAAGTAGCGAACTGATTCAGTCAGATCACCGATAGGTTGCTCGTCAATAATAAGACGAGGGAAGCTAGAATGGTCTGGAAAATACTTATGATACTCTTCCATAGTAAGGTTTCTGTTGAGACGATACTCTTTGTATTCAAGACCAGTTCTGTCCATAAGTTCTTTCATTTTACTACAGTATCCACAACCATTTGTAGTAAAGATTTTAATTTCCATAAAAAAACAGGGTCGATTGCTCTTTTATTATACAATAAAAAACCACCCCTGTCAAGCAGAGGTGGTCAGTTTAGGAGGTGGTCTGAAATGAAGCGATTAATTAAACCTAATCGCTTCATGTTTTAATAAGAAGAATCCTTATTAAAGTTTAGAGTGCGTTGCCACGGGGGAGAACTTCTTCAGGGAAGATAAAGTTCTCATGTGGTTGATCAGCAGGTGCCAACCAAGCACGTAGTCCTTCATTCAACAGGATGTTCTTGGTATAGAACGTCTCAAACTCAGGATCTTCTGCTGCTCTAATCTCTTGACTTACAAAATCATAAGCACGAAGATTAAGAGCAAGCCCAATGATCCCAATACTTGAGACCCAAAGACCCATGACAGGAACAAACAACATAAAGAAGTGAAGCCAACGCTTATTGCTAAACGCAACCCCGAAGATTTGGGACCAAAAACGATTAGCCGTAACCATCGAATATGTCTCTTCTTCTTGAGTGGAATCAAATGCCTTGAATGTGTTTGATTGTTCTCCATCTTCATACAATGTGTTCTCTACAGTTACACCATGGATAGCACTGAGCAGTGCTCCACCTAGTATACCAGCAACTCCCATCATATGGAAGGGGTTGAGCGTCCAGTTGTGGAAACCCTGAAGAAAGAGTAGGAATCTAAAGATTGCTGCTACCCCAAAGGAGGGAGCAAAGAACCAACTGGACTGACCCAGTGGATAGATGAGGAATACGCTGACAAATACAGCGATAGGACCACTAAAAGCAATAGCATTGTAGGGACGAATGCCAATGAGACGTGACAGTTCAAACTGTCGTAGCATGAAACCAATTAGGGCGAAGGCACCGTGGAGAGCCACGAAATTCCAGAGTCCCCCAAGTTGGCACCACCGCTGGAAATTCCCCTGAGACTCAGGACCCCAAAGTAGAAGAAGAGAATGACCCATAGCATCAGCAGGCGTCGAGACAGCTGCCGTAAGAAAGTTAGCACCTTCAAGATAGAAGAAGCAAGACCGTGGGTGTACCAACTCGTGACAAAAGCTGTGCCAGTAAGCCAACCGCCAATGGCAAGATAAGCAGTGGGAAGAAGTAGTAGTCCAGACCAGCCCACAAATACAAAGCGGTCGCGTTTAAGCCAGTCGTCCAGGACATCAAACCACCCCCTTGTTGGTGTTGTTAATGTGCTTGTAGTCATTTTTTTTCATTCCTTTTAAATAGTACATTTGTGGCCAAGTGTTTCGTATAATCTCGGCAAGTTTAGAAGGAGTGTTTTTATCAATCACTTTAGTAAAGTGACTCCTCCTGTTCGGTTAANATAGTTACGTCTGATGTGGGATAGGAGACACAGGTGAGAAGAAATCCTGCTGCGAGTTGATCGTCGTCCAAGAAAGATTGGTCACTTTGGTCAACTGTCCCGCTCTCAATCTTTCCAGCGCATGAAGAGCACGCACCAGCACGACAAGAGTAATTGATATCTACACCTGCTTCTTCAGCAGCGTCTAAGATATATTGATCATCTTCGCAAGGGATGGTGTGTTCGCCTTCGGAAGTTTTGAGAGTGATAGTGTAAGACATAAAACTTAATATACAATGGTGAAAAAAATAGGACCCCTAAGGGTCCTACTAATTATACCATAAGATGTATCAACCGACAACTGGTGCGGTGAGAGCAACAGGAGTTGACTCAGCAGCAGCAAGATCTAGTGGGAAGTTGTGTGCGTTACGCTCATGCATAACTTCCATACCCAAACCTGCACGATTCAGGACATCTGCCCAGGTGTTCAACACACGACCCTGACCATCAAGGATGGACTGGTTGAAGTTGAAACCGTTCAAGTTGAA